CTGGAGCATTGGCACTGGACCGCTAGCGATGTTACCCATGTGAACGCCGACGTTGCTCAGTACCTCGATAGGACATACAGAGCCGAACGAAGTGACACCAACGAGCTCATGTATGTTCTGAAGCACGGTGGCAAATTCAGCAAGCGTTATAGCGCTGAGGACGTTCGAGAGTCCATTGTCAAAGGAAAGGTAGCCGGTGATAGGGTCAACGTCCTAGCAGGCAAAGCGGAGAACACCAAGTTCCCTGGGAAGCAACGAGATACGCACTCTGGTGATGACATCATGCGTGAGTGCTTGACCGAGATTGACATCAACATTGGTCACATGATTGGGGCGGTGTACGGCGTCGCTATGCGTGCCGGCCGTACGAAGATGGAGTATCACATGGGCAAGATCATCGGGTCTGTTAAAGGGAATGATATCTTGGTTTCATTGGACGTCAGCGGCTGGAGCCCCAATGCACCCAGGAAGAAAGAGATGGAATTCATTGATATGCTGATCCAGTTCTATCAAGCTCCGAAGGGGATGAAGGCATCCGTTATCTTCGATGAGGTCAATGTCGTCAGCAACAGGAGGGGCTATCACAGGGTATGGAAATCAGTCGATGGTAGTGTCCAAGGTTTCTTCGGTGGTTCTGACTCTATTATGCACTCCATGATGATGAGGTTCGCATTCGTGAAGGCCAGAGACAAGGGTCTCATCAAGATTGAGTCCCGCCTGAGCTCCATGGCTATGATCGACGACATGATCGCATGCATCAGAGACTGCAAGGTCAAGACTGAGACCCTCATCAATGTCATCACAGACTCCTACCTTGAGCTCGGCTACACCGTCGATGCCGTCAAGACGCTTGTCAGTTCCTTCAAGTCTATCTTCTTGAACAGATTCTATGCGAATGGGATTGAGGTTATCACTGCCAGCAAGATCTTTGCTAAGATCGACAGAGAGTGGGCTAAGCCTCTACCTAGCGTATGGGACATCATCGATAGCACTGTTGGTGCTGCGGTTGGGGCTTCTGACAGAGGAGCTGATCCCGTCGCATGTTACACGAATGCGCTGGTCATCGCCTGTGAGCAGTTGATGCACAGTGGTCTGGCAAAGAGCAAAGACATGTCACTCATTGCAACATGCACTGCATGGGTGCCTAGGGCCATCGGAGGCTGGGGTATCCCTACCTATGTACAGTGGGTCACTAGAGAGTCTCTCATCTCTTTGGAGTCTGCCCTCGGCGCTGTGTGCACAATCATCAGGACGATTCACAGGGTCGATCAACACCTCTCCAAACTCATCTACAGCAACTTGATGGCTATGGTCAGCAGAGACCTAGTCGAGAGGAGCCCTATCAGCGTGGCTGATGATCCATACGGCCTTCACGCAGCCAGCATCGTTGACCCGAATGTCGCCAGCCGCGAAGTTTTGGCCAGGGCCGCTAGGGCTGCTGCAGAGGACCCAATGTGGGTTAAGCTCATTGACGGAGTCAACAGCAAAGGGTACTCTGAATGTATCAGCTGGCTTGTCAAAAGCTATCCCTACCACGCTGCCCTTGTTTCTGAGTTTTCTGCATGCTTGCCCCATGGTGTTGTGCGAACCCTCACTAACAGAGTTGAGACCAACAGTGTTATCATCAACGCTCTCCCCCGCAAGGAAATTGAGAAGGCAAGGAAGAAGCTCCGAGAGTTGAACAGAAAAGCTCTCTCCAATTACGTCTCCAACGTTCCTATTATCCCTGTTCCCTCGACTTCGGACATCTCCGGCAGCGTCCTTGCCAAGGAACTCAGAGAAAGGCAGAAGGTAGTTGATGGCCACAGCATGGTCGGTTTGGCAACTGTCGGAGTTACTGACATTCTCACTACCGTCCAGGACCCAAGCTCAGCAACGATCTACGTCAAGATCTCTGCTTGCGATAACCTGATCGACGGGGAGAAAGGGGACAGTATGCATCGCACCCATGAATCAAAAAGCATCCTTGACGTTGGCCAGAGCGGATCCAGAAGTCTTGACCCTGTCGTGAAGTCATTGGTCAAGATGAGCAATGTCAAGTCTGTGTGTGTTGCGATGGGTATGGACCCGGGCCCTATGGAATCTGTCTACAACCAGCTCTGGGTGGGCGATCCTCAGCAAATCAACATTCCCTTCGCGAAAGTTGAGACTTCCAATCCATTCAGGCTTGCACAAAAGATCTCGCATAGGCAGTACACTGTCGCCGCTTTCCCGAACACCTCCGCCAGAGTCGACGTTAGCGTCAACACAGCTATTAAGATCTTTGAATATGTGCGGCTCCCGCTTGACTGGTTATCTGTCGTGTCGGTACTCAAGGCTTGGGCATTGACCTCTGCAGCTATTGGTGACGTAAAAGGCAAGAACCACGCGAGCTATTGGAGTCTGAGATACCCAATCATGGAACTTGTGGAGCAGCCGGAGACTAGCGAGGAACCGAATGAAGCAGCCGAAGCACTCTCCAGCAACTTTGCTGGTGTGCTGAGTGAACGCAGCGCCGCTGTGCTCGCATTGAAGACTTATAGTCAAGATGGTAGGATCACTGTGAACCGACAGCCAGACGATTCGATTCTCCCTGTTGTGGACAAGGCATCTATAGTCTCTGCGGACGCTCGAAAGGCCATGCGAGAGGTCACACTGAAGGCTGCCATGGGTGTGTTGAGAAGGTCTGCCGTCAGTGGTGCATTCCAGGATGTCAACTTCCTAAAGGGCAAAGAAAAGGCTGATGTGACCGCAGGCAGCAAAGGCAAGCACGTTCGCTCGGCCATGTACGAGACCTCTGAGGACAAAGATGAGATGGCATTCTTGGGCCTCATGAGAAGTATTCTTACCAGCGAGGGGACACCTGAATCAATTGCAACGATCAGCAGGCG